TGGAGGCTCTGGCCGACATCAAGTCCCTGCAGGAGATGGAAAAGACCATGCTTCGGATGGCGCACCGCATGGTCGACCCGCCGCTCATCCTGTCCGAGGAGGGGGCCTTGAATGCCTTCTCGGTGCGCCCCAATGCACTGAACTACGGCTACCTCCGAGAAGATGGTACGCCGTTGGTTCAACCCCTGATGACTGGCGGGAACCTGCCGATCGGGATGGAGATGGCTGACCAGAAGCGCAGGGCGGTGAACGATTCGTTCCTCGTCACGCTGTTCCAGATTCTGGTCGAGAGTCCCCGCGTGATGACGGCGACCGAGGTCATGCAGCGAGCGCAGGAGAAGGGTGCGCTGCTCGGGCCAACGATGGGTCGGCAGCAGTCTGAGTTCATCGGCCCCATCATCGAGCGCGAGCTGGACCTGCTCTCGGCGTCGGGCGCGTTGCCCGTGCCGCCCCCGCAGCTCATGGACTATGTGATGGCGGGTGGCGAGATTCTGCCGAAGTACACCGGCCCGCTCGCTCGGCTGATGCGTGCCGAAGAGGCTGCAGGCATCCTGCGCACCATCGAGGCCATCCTGCCGGTCGCGCAGGCATCTGGCGACATAAAGGTGCTGCGGCGCATCAACGCTGACCAGGCACTCAAGGTCATCGCCGAGGCGAACAATGTCCCGGCCAAGGCGCTGCGGACGGACGAGGAGCTCGAGGCGATGGACATGGCCGATCAGCAGCAGGCCCAGATGCAGCAGCTTCTCGCGGCGGCTCCGCTTGCTGGTCAGGCTGCGGAGCGGTTTGCCAAGGCTGAGCAGATTGCGGCCTCTGCGCCTCGGCGTGAAGTGCTCGGGATTTAATCGATGGCGAACGATTCCGACATCCTTGCGGTCAGACTTAACCTGTTGCACGAAGACGTGGGCGAGATCAAGACGGCGCTCGGCAAGCTGTCCGATGCCATCACGAAACTTGCGCTTGTGGAGCAGAACCAGTTGCAGACGGCAGAAGCGATGGAACGTGCTTTTACGGCAATTGAGCGCATCGAGCGCCGGGTTGAGAAGCTGGAACGTTCCGGGTGGGAGAGTTCGCACTCGGCCAAGTGGGTCGACCGCGCCATCGTGGCGGCTATCACGGTCGGTGGCATGGCGTTGCTGCGGGCTGTCGGGATCGGCTGACATGACCAGTCGCCGACTTGAGGACCTGCACCCGCTGATGCGTCCGCTCGTAAATGCGTTTCTCTCGGCGTGCAAGCATGACGACATCGACATCCTTGTGACCTGCACCTACCGGAGTGACGAGGAGCAGGCGCGACTGTACGCGCAGGGGCGCACGAAGCCCGGTCTCAAGGTGACGAATGCGAAGCCCGGCCAGTCGATGCACAATTTCCGCTTCAACGGCAAGCCTGCAAGTCTGGCCGTAGACATCGTGCCGCTGGTGAGCGGTAAGCCGGTCTGGTCTGCGTCTGCCCCTGTCTGGCAGAAGGTCGGCAAACTCGGCGAGGAGGTTGGCCTTGAGTGGGCTGGCCGGTGGAAGCGGTTCCGAGAGTTCCCGCATTTCCAGCATCCTAGAGCGAAATCTGTCCGGTTATCCGTCAACTGATCGTATTACAGAGCGAGGTGAATCATGACTGCTGAACAAGTTGCGGGCATTGTCCGTGCTGTCGTCGCCGCTATTGGTGGCTATCTGGTGGGCAAGGGCATCGCGGATGCCGAGACCATCGCTGCGGTGGGTGGCGCTGCTGCCACGATCGCTGCTGCTGTGTGGTCGGTGCTGACCAAGCGCAAGGGCGAGCCGCAGGCGTGAAGGTCTGGGCGGCGGTTGCCGTCGCCCTACTCGCTGCCGGGTGGTTCGGGTTCCAGTATGCGTACCGGACAGGCCGTGACGCTGGCTCTGCGGCTGTCAGGGCGGACTGGTCCGCTGATATCGCCAAGTCTGAGAAGGCCGCGAGAGAGGCTCTGGCTGCGGCTCATGAGGCATACAGGGCTGATATCGCAAGGCGCGAGGGGGTTGAGCGTGACCTACAGGCGAAACTCGGTTCTGCTGACCGGCGTGGTCGTGACCTTGCTGAGCGGCTGCGCTCACAAGCCTGCCCCCTGCCCGGTGCCGGTCACGACACCGCCCCCGTCCCTGATGGTGCCACCGGAGAGCCCAGCGACGCGGGAGCGGTTGGAGCGGCTCTTGCCGACCACCTCGCCGCCTGCGAGCGCGACGCGACCCAACTCGCCGAACTCCAGGACTGGGTGAGATGAGCCGTTATGCACGGTTGCAGATACCGAGGCGGTTCCAACTGCACGGGCATCGACTCACCGTGCGCATCATCCCTCGCAGTCGCTGGCCGCACTCGATGGATACCGTCGGGATGTACGACCCTGCCTGTCACCGCATCGACCTACGCGGCGATCAGGGCGACACCGAGCTTCAGCAGACCTTCTGCCACGAGTGGGCTCATGCCCTGCTCGATGAGATGAACCATCCCCTATCGCACGATGAGGTATTCGTGGACAACTTGGCGAGCCTACTTCACCAGTCACTGACGACATTTGACTGGGAAGCCAATTCATGATGACCGCATCCGACCAGGACTTTATCGCAGCGTGGCAGCGTCTCAAGCGTCCAGCAGATGTAGCAAAGGCGCTCAACCTCTCCGTGCGGCAAGTGTTCAACCGTCGCCGATCGCTCGAGACGCGGCACGGCATCGTGCTCGAATCTGAAAACACCAGGGTCTGCAACGAGAACACGCGAGGCCCGTCGGGCGCAGCCTTCCGCGCTCACAAGCTCGCCGCCGAGCGGGCGGTCAAGTACGAGGGCGAGATGCACGACACCATCAAGGATGGCGTGGTGCTGGTGGCGTCGGACTGCCACTACTGGCCGGGTGTCGTCACCGTCGCGCACGAAGCCTTCTGCCGTCTCGCCAAGGCGCTCAAGCCTGCCATGGTCATCCTCAACGGCGACATCCTCGACGGCGCTCGCATCTCGCGGCACCCGCGCATCATGTGGGAGCAGCAGCCGCAGTTGAAGGACGAGATCCACACCGTCCAAGACCGCTGCGCCGAGATCGCTCGAGCGGCTGGCTCGGCCAAGCTCGTGCGCACCATCGGCAACCACGATGCGCGGTTCGAGAACTACCTGTCTGGCCGCGTCTCCGAGGTCGAGGGGATGCCCGGCACGACGCTGCTCGACTTCCTGCCGGCATGGCGAGCGGGGTGGGCGCTGCACTTGAACGCCAAGACGGATGGATGGGTCTGCGTCCGGCATCGCCCGGTCAATGGCGGCATCCACGCGGCGTACAACAGCGCCCTCAAGTCCGGCGTGTCGTATGTCCACGGCCACCTGCACCAGCTCAAGGTGACCCCGTGGGGCGACTACCGAGGCAGGCGCTACGGCGTGGACACCGGCACGATGGCCGACATCACCGGCCCGCAGTTCACCTATGTCGAGGCGGGGCCGGTCAACTGGGCGAGCGGTTTCGCGGTGCTCACCTTCCGCGAGGGGCGGCTCCTGCCGCCCGAGATCGTGGTGGTTGAGGGCGGCAAGGCGTGGTTCCGGGGCGAGGCGGTATGAGCGACACCCTGCTCTGCCGTCTCTGCTGGTGGGCGGCTGGCATCACCCAGAAGCAGGAGCGGGTCTGGTGCTCTCATGCTGTGCATCATGGGTGGTACACTGATGCCCCCGGCTGCGGTGGCAAAGCCTTTCGCCAAGACGACGACCGAAAATGAATCACATGCTGGCGCGTATCCGTCAGATCCTGTGGAGAAGCCGCGCCTACAAGCGGCTATTCCTCAACCCCCAGAGCAATGAACTCTCCGACGATGGCCGGATAGTGGTCGCGCATCTGAAGCGGTTCGCACGTCTTGGAAAGCCCCCGGCATCACCCGGCGCTCAGGTGGACATGTTCCAAGTTGGCCGGATGGTTGGCCGACAGGAAACGGTGCAGATGATTGTCGAGGCGCTGCACCTGGACGAGAGAACCTTGACCAATCTGCAAGAGGACTTCAGAGATGAGTGACGAACAAGGGTCTGCACCCGCAGGCAACCCGACTGCTCCGGCAGCGGCTCCTGCATGGTACGCGCCGGAAGGTCTCGACCCCACCACCACGGGCCAGCTCGGCGAGTTGGTCAAGGCGAAGGGGTGGAAGGGACCGGCTGACGCACTTCTGTCCTATCAAAACCTCGAGAAGGTGTTCGGCGCTGACAAGGCCGGTCGCACCATTCTTGCGCCCAAATCCGACGATGACGCTGACGGGTGGAGCGCGGTGTACAACCGGCTCGGTCGCCCGGAGAGCGCCGACAAGTACGAGTTGCCGGTGCCGGATGGCGATGACGGCTCGTTTGCGCAGGCTGCGGCCCCGGTGCTGCACGAGCTCGGACTCACCACGAAACAGGCCAAGGGGCTTGCGGAGTGGTGGAACCAAGCCTCGAGCTCGCGCATCGAGGCGGCTGACGAGGCATTCTCCAAGCAGTCCGAGGCCGAGTATTCTGCGCTCAAGGGCGAGTGGGGCGCGGCTGCTGCCCAGAACGAGGAGCTCGCCAAGCGGGCGGTGCTCAAGTTCGGCAAGGAAGCCGGGATCGACGAGGCGACCTTTGACTCGCTCGAGCGGGCGATCGGCACCGCAAAGGTGATGAAACTGTTTCACGCCATCGGTGCCAAGTTCGGCGAGGCTGACTTTGTGGGCAGCGACACCCCGTCGAGCGGTGCGTTGACCCCGGCGCAGGCCAAGAACAAGGTGGCCTCGCTGTTCGCCGATCAGGAGTTCATGGGTCGGTATATGCATCAAGACCAGCGCGTCCGGCAGAGTGCCATCGAGGAGATGATGGCGCTTAACCGGATGGCGAATCCGGGTGTCACCGAGGAGTAGTTGCATCCGGCAGATGGTCGTCGTACTATCCGCCCGTGTGTTCTCCTCTGTGTGTTGCCGGGAGGGTTAAACCTCCCGGCTCTTTACCAGAGGTCGGGTAAGCCGCGAGGCCCCGCTGACAGCCGGAAAGACGGTCGCTCGGCCCGAGCGGAACGGGCAAGGATTCCGGCCCCGGTAACGGACAAGCCATCCGAGAACATCGTCATTTAATGTTTTCTGGAGGGCTATCATGGCCGACAATATCGCATCCGTTTATGCCGTTCAGTACGGCACGAACATCTCGCTGCTCCTGCAGCAGAAAGGCTCCAAGCTGCGCCAAGCGGTGCAGACTGGCTCGTACAAGGGCAAGGCTTCTGAAGTCGTCACGCAGTACGGTGCCACCAGCGCCCGTGCCGTTTCGACCCGGTACTCGCCGATCGTCCCGGTCAACACTCCGAACAACCGCCGTTGGGTGTTCCCGGAGGATTTCGACTGGGCTGACCTGATCGACAACTTCGACAAGCTCCGTCTTCTCGCCGACCCGCAGTCTGCCTATTCGCAGAACGGGCTCTACGCGATGGGCCGCGCCATCGATGATGTCATCATCTCGGGCATCTTCGGAACGAACAAGACCGGCGAGGCCGGTGGCACGAGCACCGTGTTCGATGTCACCAACCAGCAGGTCGCTGTGAACTACGCTGCCTCGGGCAACGTGGGCCTCACGGTGGACAAGCTGCGTGAAGCGCGTCGCATCCTGATGGAGAACGAGGTCGACCTCGATGCCGAATCGGCGTACTGCGCCATTTCTGCCGAGCAGCACGACGACCTTCTCGGTCAGTTGCAGGTCACGAACGCCGACTTCAACACCGATGCTCCGGTGCTGCAGGATGGCAAGGTGACCCGCTTCCTCGGGATCAACTTCATCCACACCGAGCGTCTTCCGACCTCCTCGAACCATCGTCGCTGCCCCGTGTGGGTGCCGTCGGGTGTTCATCTGGGCGTCTGGAACGACATCATGTCCAACGTCACGCAGCGTCGTGACCTGTCTTCGCACCCGTATCAGGTCTACCTGATGGGTACC